TGACCACGAAGATAATCTTGCATTGACATTAAGCGGTGATTCGATTGCTAATGTAAGTAAAGGCGTATATAAAATCAGAATTGCTGTTGATTCAGAAACCTATCCTGATGCCGTGATATTCAGAGATGAATGGAATCTCACTATTAATGGTAGGGAGACCCAACATAATGGTGAATTTTATCTGATTTCACAAAACAAATATTATACGTTTGACCAAAGTAATCAAATTGATTTTGAAAATTATTTCTTTTATTTCTGGGGAATTGCTGAAAAAGAGAAACTTAGTGCTGGGAACGTGAGAAAGGTTAAATTAACAATAAAAGAACTATATGGTAATCAGAATAATTTCTTACCTTTAGACATTGAATACAGAATATTCACAACAGTTGGTGAAAAATATGAGATTGACGTAATTCCATTTACAAGTGTTGATAGAACCAGTAGTGGTTATGAATTTAATCTCGATACGTCTTGGTTAATCCCACAAGATTATTATCTCCAAATTAGACTGAAAAACGGTAATTATTATGAAAATAAGCAGTCATTATCCTTCACAGTCGTTTCTAACAAATTATAAGTAAAATAATCAAAAAACTTACGATTTTTTTCAAAATCACTTGTATTTATTACAAATGAAGGCTATATTTGTAGCATAATTTATAATTGAAAAATAATTTTACTGTAAAAACCAATTGAAATGGAAAATTTGAACCAGACGGGTCAACAAGACTTGTCACAATTAAAGTCTATGTTTTCGGACTATCAAAAGAAACAAACCCAATCAACTACAAGAAAATCACGTGAAGACATCTTAGCGAAGTATTTCGTTCCAAGAGCGTCTAAAGAAACATTCAGGATTCTTCCCCCAAAACCGGGTCGTAAGCACATCGATGAAGCATTCTTCCATGTCGTAACAACTAACGCTGCTGGCGGTAAGAAAAAGCATGGTACTGTGATTTATTGTCCCGCACACAATGACCCAAAAGTTCCCAAGTTGGGAGAAGATGGGAAACCTAAATTGAATGACCAAGGCGCACCTTTGATGGTCCCCGCTCCATGTCCTCTCTGTGCTCGTCACAAAGAATGGCTTGCAAAACAAGACCAATCTCTGAAAGGTATTAAGAAAGAGAACATGAATGATGCTCAGTTGGCTATTAAAGCCAAGAATGATGAAATCTATAAGGAAGCCATCAAGTGGGAAGCCAAGAAATTCTATATTGTCAGGGGAATTGATAAAGGAAAAGAGAAAGACGGAGTTAAGTTCTGGAGATTTAAACATAACTATAAGAATCAGGGAACTCTTGATAAGTTACTTCCTATCTTGGAAGACTATATGACAACCTATCAAGCCGATTTTAGTGATGCTCAAACTGGAACAGACCTGAACATCATTATGACAGATAGTGAGTTTAATGGACACGTTTATAAGGCTATTTCAGCTATTACCGCCAAAGGTAAGTCACCACTTCATGCCGACCCGATTGTAGCACAATCATGGCTCGATGATGACGTGAATTGGAGAGATGTCTTCAAGCCGAAGCAAGCACCGAACATGCCACCATACGAGTTTCTCGAAGCCGTGGCAAATGGTACTAATCCTTATTGGGATGATACTGACCAGTCGAACAAGCGTTGGGTATTCCCCGGTCGTCCCGATTTGGAAGAAAAAGCCAACACTCGTACAATGAATCTTGACAGCGATGAAAAGAATTTCGAACAGGCAAGTGATTTGAATGCTCTTACAAAGCCACAAGTAACTATCAGTAATATTACTGAAGACAAAGTTGGTGAATTTGAAGATGATGCAACTGATGTTGGAAAGGCAATTACGGGTGCAGCACAAGAAAGTGCGCCTCCAGTAACACCGCCAGTAGAGACTTCAGTAACGCAACCCGAACCTGTTGCGACAACTGCGGAAGCACCTGCGGAAGCTCCTGACACCGTTCAGGATAATGAGCCTGAAGCAGACTCAGGGTCAGATTATGATGACCTACCATTCTAAGAATCAAAGGGTTGAGAAGGGGGAATGAGAGTTCCCCTTTTTTGACTTCATTTTAAAAATCAATTTATGGCAAAGAAATCAGAAGTACCCAGCAATGCTGTGGTACGCAAACCAACAGCAAAAAAGAGTTTTAGTCTCGATAACTATAAAAAGAAAAAGGGTGTAGCATCTGTGGCATCCAAACCACTTAAGTGGATTCCAATTGATGACGGGTTGACGAAAGCGACAGGCATGCCCGGTGTACCCATAGGATATGTAACACTTTTCCGTGGATATTCTAATACTGGTAAGTCCACAGCACTTATGCGTTCAATAGTTAACGCACAGAAAATGGGGCAATTTGTTATTATCATCGACACCGAAAACAATATTGATGAAGGTAATGTCCGTTTAAGTAAAATGGGATTTGATTGGGGTGGTGATTATCTCCTGATTAATAACAAGTATCTTCTTGAAAATTATGGTATCGTCCAGAATAAAGAGAGGAAAGAAGCTGCCATTGAAGACATGGCGAAAGCTCTTTATGATTTCCTTGATGACCAGAAATCTGGTGCATTACCAACTGATGTGGTTATTGCAATCGACTCAATAGGTACATTAAATTGTATTAAAACAATCGATGCATTGGAAAAAGACACGAGCGATAATAATCAATGGAATGCTGGCGCATATGAGAAATCAATGATGTCACTTCTCAATAATGCAATTCCGAATACCAGAAGGGTCGATAGTGAATTTACTACCACAATTGTTGCTGTACAGAAAATCTGGTATGATGCAATGAATAAGGTTGTGAAACACAAAGGCGGTGAAACATGGTTCTTTGGCTCAAGACTTATTTATCACTTCGGTGGTATTATAACGCATGGAACTCGTAGAGTGAGCGCAACCAGTAAGAAACGTGATTTGAATTTCGGTTTTGAAAACAAGGTGAATATAGCCAAAAACCATATTGATGGTGAGTGGGGTGGAATCAGTCTTGAAGGCAAGATTATCAGTACACCAACTGGATTTATTTATGGTGATAAAGAGCATGAGAACGCCTATAAGAAAAAGCATATCCTTTATTTCCGAGATAAATTCAATGACGAATCGTTGTCAGCAGAAGATATTGATTTCAAATATGAAGCAATGGATGCTGAGGGAAACGTGAGTTTTGAAGAAGGTATTATTAATAGGGCAGAAGAAAGCGAAAATGAGGAATAGAACACTATTAGTTGATGCATCATATCTTTTAAAGCGTTCGTTTCACGGGGCAAAAGATTTACAAACTGCCAGTTTTGGACATATTGGTGGTTTGTATTCTTTTTTGACCACCACCAGAAAAATGATTAAAGACCATATGATTAATAAAGTCATATTGATTTGGGATGGTGAGGGTGGTGGAATTCAACGTTACAGAATAGACCACGACTACAAAGCCAATCGTAAAACCAAGGAGTGGCATAAGAAAATCGAAATGAGTGCTGCTGAACTTCGTAGGGAGAAAGCAAAAGAAGAATCAATTCTTAATCAACGTATGAGAATCAGGGCATATGCCGAGGAATTATTCATTAGACAAATAGAAGTCGATGATACCGAAGCCGATGACCTAATTGCTGCATATTGTTTAAAACATAACAATCAAGAAGAAATTTTCATTTATTCCAATGACAGAGATTTTGCACAACTCCTTGATTTGAACATCACAATCATATTTCCAAACATAGACCAACCCGTAACGAAAACCAATTATATGATGTATTTTAATCATCATTACACAAACGCATTAACAATGAAAATCATTTGTGGTGATAATGCTGATAATATCAAAGGTGTTGGTGGAATAAAAGAAGACGGTTTAGTGCAGAAGTTTCCCGAACTCCGATTTAAAACCATGTCAGTGAGAGATGTGTGTAAGCGTGCAGATGAAATTCAAGAGGAACGAGTTGCCAATAATTTAAAACCATTAAAGGCATTGAATAATTTATTGTGTGAATCAGGCATTGAAAGACTCAAAACAAACTTTGAATTAACCAATCTCAGAGAACCAATGTTAACTGAAGAAGCCAAGGAAGAACTTCTACAACTTGAAGTTCCGTTATCGTCAGAAGATAGAGGAAGCGCAAATCTTCATAAATTGATGATGGCAGACGAGTTTTTAACGGTCTATGGCAGTACTTTTCCACAGTATGTCGAACCATTTTATACTGTAATCATGTTTGAAAAGCAGTTAGAGAGAGAGTATTACAAGAAACATAAAATTAGATTATGAAAATCCTTTCATCTTTGATGGATTCTCTATATATTTGTGAATAGTATTAACAATTTAAAAATAACGAAATGAACGAGAAGGAATATAGTAACGTATTCAGGTTAGCTTTACATCAGGGTAAAGTAGTAGATGGAAATTTCCAAAGCGAAGTTTTACTATGTGAAGCAATGTTTGATGCAGATAAGTTCAACCCTTTTACAAGGTATTCGATTGACGTGAGAGATATACTTCCCAGAGCAATCACCAGATTGCAAAAAACTCTGTCGAGAAGAGGTTATGATGTGACGGCAGAAGTGGGAAAAGTAGATGGTGAAATGCAGGTCTACGACCTTTATGGTTATCAGCAGCAAATGATTAATCTCTATCCAAAAGAATGGAGAAATAGAATGCGTTATAACCCCCAAGCAGTTGTACAGCAAATTGGGGAGAAAACAATACGTGGTGTTCCATGTAAAATCGGGTTATACATTAATGAAAACCCAATTGTTGAACGTGAATTCTACGTAGATGGGTTTAATCCCGTTGCAAAACAATCTCTCGATATCAAAGAAGTAGTGGTTGATATTGCCGAAATTATTGAAGCCAAAATAAAGAGGAATGACATTAGAAATATGTGGGATGATTATGATTTAATCAATTACAGAGGTCTGTCGATTAATCAAATCAGAGAACTTCACCCTGCTAAAAGGGCAGAAATGCTGAGAAGACTTAGACGCAGCTAATTACAACTGGACGGGGAGAAGGACTTTTCTACAATTCTGACCAATTTTATGACACCTTCTTCTCGTCCTTTTTACACATATTTTTAAAATGACGGAAAATACAGAAAATACGTTCTCTGCATATCTTGGTCCTGAATTTCAACAACGTCTGATATGGCAATTGTTGGTTGAACCAGAATTCGCAGAAAAAATAATACCTGATTTAGCGATTGAATATTTTGATGACCCTAACCTCAGAAGGTTATTTGTTATCATATTAGAATATTTTAAGGAATATGAGAAAGTTCCAAATCTCCAGAATCGTAGTATTCATCAGGCAATCAATGAATATAAAACACCTAATAATGTAATAGAAGAAGAATCGTTATTCGCAGTAATTAAACGAATTACACTCTGGAATGAAAGAATCATTAATAAGCAAATGCTTTGGGATGGTGATGTCGTTCAGAAGTCAGCGACCTTTTTCATTAAACAGCAGGAATATAGGAAACTTGCAGAACACACCCAATCAAAAGTTAAGGATGGTGGGATTAGAAGTAAACATATTGTTGCTGAAATCGAAGAAAGATTTCAAAAAATAGCACTTATTGGAGATGATGAAGACGATGCCAAATCAGTTGGTGACGGACTTCGAAATGCGCTCCGTCCTGAATTCAGGCAAACGATTCCAACAGGCATCGAAACCATTGATGTTCTTACTGATGGTGGGTTAGGTAAAGGTGAAATAGGTGTTGTACTTACACCTTCTGGTGTTGGAAAGACCACGTTCCTTACGAAAATTGCAAACAACGCATTCGAACAGGAAAAGAATGTGGCTCAAATCATATTCGAGGATACCAAAGAACAGATTCAACGTAAACATAGTGTGATTTGGGCAGATTCAGCACTAAGTAGGATTAAAGATGACTTAGATGAAATTGAACGAGTTTATCAAATCAGTAATGAAAAATGTAAATATTTAGAAGGTAAAGGCAGACTCATAATTAAACGATTTAGTCAGGAAGACACCACGATGAGGGATATCCGAAATTGGATGGTTTCATATGAGAAAAAATGGGGATTTAAATTTGATATACTCGTATTGGATTATCTTGACTGTGTTGAGAGTCATAAAAGAGGACAGGAACGAACAGAAGCCGAACTCACAGTTATTAAAGGATTCGAAACACTTGCAGCAGATTTCGAAATTCCTGCGTGGACAGCGATTCAAAGTAATCGTAGTGGGTTTGATGCAGAATTTGTTGAAGCGCAGCAAAGTGGTGGTAGTATTAAAAGAATCCAAAAAGCACACTTCTTTATGAGTGTAGCTAAAACTCCTGCACAAAAAGAGGCACATTTTGCTAATATCAGAATCATTAAAGCCAGATTTGCACAGGATGGTCAGACATTTGAGGATTGTACATTTAATAATGACACTATGAAAATCATAATTGATGATGACAGGTATCGTTATTCAAAGACCTATAAGAATCTCAAACATCATGATGCCGAAGATATTGATAAACTCGAAAAGAAAGCCGAGGGATTATCAAAAGTAATGGTTGCTGTTGGTAATCGTGAAGCCGATGCCGTGGAGAAAGTGAATAGCGAGACAATAAATGGTCAGCTTGACCCACAGACAATAAATGATATGTTGCGTCAGAATAAACAACCAGAGCAACCACCAGAAATAAAACCAAACACAGAATTTGAGGCAGGAAGAGAGGAAAAACTGTTGGAGATGAAAGCAAGCTCAATGGAGAAGCCAGAGGAAGTACCTAAAGCCGTGATTGAAACCGAGATTCTTGAACTCGATGGAGAAGTCACTGATGCTCCAAGTGATGGTGTAAGTGATGCTGTAAATGATGGCATAAAACCAGACCTTCTTGATTTCACTGGTAATACAGAGACTATTGGTACAACAATTGTCGAACCAATAAGCAATATACCTGTTCCTGAACCCCATTTGGGATTGGTTACTACAACACCATTAGCTGAAACACCACTACCAAAACAGGAATATTCACCCCCTGCTGGAGAAAATGTTGGAGAATTTGATGACGATGACATCCTGAATATGATTGATAAAACCGACACCGATGCACCAGAAGGTAAGGATAAGGAGTTCCAAAACATGCTCGTTAAAAAGCGTGATTATCAGAACGTTAAACCCAAGGAGAAAAAATAATTATAATTTTTTGTAACTTTTTCGAAACTTATTCGTATTTATTTTCCCAAGGTCAGAGTAAAATTTTTTACATTTTTTTTTGAAAAACTATTGCGTAATTAAAAAAAGCATTTTATATTTGCACTGTCTTTAGGACGAAGTACATTGAAAAAGATTAAGATTTAAAAAGGAAACTGTTGGTTATTTCAGTAACAATTAGCTCAGTTGGATAGAGTTTTTGCCTTTCAAGCAGAATGTCGGTGGTTCAAATCCATCATTGTTTAATACAAAACATAACAAACGAATTGTCCTTTTTTAAAATATATTGCGGGATAGAGCAGTCTGGTAGCTCGCTTGGCTCATAACCAAGAGGCGTTAAATCGGTTCCGGGGGTTCGAATCCCTCTCCCGCTACTAAAAGAGAAGAACTGGTAGTTTTTACAGTAAATTTGTTCGTAACACAATCAGTGCTAAACAAAACTAACGAAATTCTTCTAAAGTTCTTTAAAATATGACCTAAGAGTTCCTGCAAAATGGAGAGTGGACTCTGAAGTTGAACGAACATGAGAATGCTGGCGTGCCGTAAATTAGATTCCAACTATTGCATCACATAACCACCATGTTCAACAGGTCACCGTACAAGGGAAAACTGAAAGTGTTTACAGTAATTCGGAGGTTCGAATCCTTCCTTCCCCACCAAATTGATTTTAATATTTGGGGAAGTAGCCAAGCTGGTAAAGGCGCATAACTTGAGATTATGTTTTATAAACAAAAAATACTTATAACCTATTCCCTACCTTATTTTGGGTGAATATAACTCGCCCAGAGTGTTTTTTGGCTGTTGGCTCAGTATTTTTGATGAAAAAAGGAGATGTCACCTAACATTTGATGGTTAAGAATGGTTTTTATCGGCAGAAGTGCAGATGTTTTTCAAAAACAAAAATTTGAATGTAGTGATACATACAAAAAGGAAGAACTTGTTGTGAATACAGTAATTGAAATTTCCCGTCCATGAGAGGCGGGACAAACTACCAAAGTTACAACTAAACTTCTTCTCCATATAGAGAAGAGTGGATGTTATTCCAAAAATGGGCGGGAAACGACATAGTAATATGCCGTACCTGCCCATTTTTTTTTTTTGATTTTTTGTAACAAATGATAAATTGTTTCGTATAAAAAGATGTTCGTATTAAATTATTTCATATATTTGATACATTAACTCAAAAACATCTAAAAATGGAAGAATTAGTCAAGATTAGAAAAAGTACGAGAACTGGAAATCCTATTGTTAACGCAAGGGATTTATATAAGGGTCTCAAAGTCGGAAAAGATTTTTCGACATGGATAAAAGACAAAATCAAAAAATGTGATTTTGTTGAAAATGTTGATTATGCTCGTATTTTTTTCGATGAAAATGGGAAGAAAATGACGCTCCCCAAAAACGGGGAGCGGAGTTCACGGGGGTTTGGGGATGTTTTTCGAATTGAGTATGCGTTGACATTTAATAGTGCCAAACATATTGCGATGCTCCAAAACAATGCGCAGGGGAAGAAGGTTCGACAATATTTTATTGATAGAGAGAAAGATTTTTGGGTACTTAAAGAAGAACTGGCAAGAAAACCAGAGTTGTCATATAGTATGAGTGAGGTGGCAAAAATGCTTAATCTTAGCGATTATTATGGTAAAATTGGTAGAAACACACTCTATAATATTTTACATTACAACGATATTGTTAACGATAAGAACAGGGCAGTTCAGAAATACGTGAAGAAGGGATATTTTACTAATTACCCAACGAGAGTGACAGTAAAAGGATTGGAGTGGTTGAAACAGAGGTTTAATGTCGGAGAAAGTGGAGAAGTTAAGGAACTCAAGAAACTGGTGGAAGACCTGAGAAAGAAACAAACGTTTCAGGAACAAAGGGAGCAGTTGATGTTGGAAGGAGTTAGTAGTGTCGTGGAGACGCTTTTATTTAATAAAGGCGGGAAGAAAACCGAGGAACAGAATAGGATAGCAATTTCGCACCTATCGGGTTTCCTGAATAAAATGAAAACGATGCCAAAGGCATTGAGTATATAACAGTAATAATTAAATTGAAGACTATGAAAAATTTGGTTTTAACACAGAACATGCTGAGTACAGTAAAGCAGTCATTAATTGACGGTTTAACCATTGCAAGTGGGTCTAAGTCAAGTGCGACTTATTACCACAGCAAAGACGAGCAGATGAAAGCTATCCGCACCCAAATCAAGGGTCTGTATGGACTTTCAAAGGAACTTCCACTGATTATAGCGTCTCAAAAAGGTGCTACTGGTCGTTTCGTATCTGAGGTATTGCTTAATGAATTTAAGCAGACTCAAAAGGGTGGAGCATGTAATATCGTTAATCCAATTGACTGGTATGATAATGGATTGAGTGATAAGGCACTTCTAAGTGTATTGAATAACCTTGCTGGTACTGATAACGGTATTACATACGTTCTTCGTCTCTTCATTGATTTGAAGAATGAAAAGGTTAACAACGAAAGAATGAGAAAGATTGTTCTCGGCTTCATCTGGGGTCAGGATAACTTGGAGTTCTATGCGATGAAGTACCGTAATAAGATTGCTCAGATATTGAGGCACGTATATGGTGTTAAGAAAACATCTATCCTGTTATCAATTGCTCAGAAGCAAATCAATATCCACGGTGGTAACCTTGTAGGCACACAAAAGGAAATCGGAATTGTTAACAACGCAATTCTGAAGTACTTTAATGGTGATTCAACTCGTGCATTCAAATTGTTACTGTTCTTATTTAAAAAGAGTGGTGTTGAATACGGTGAAACCGAATTCCCACTTTTAAGTCAGTATCAGAAGGCACAGACCGACATCACTGATGTTCATAATGTTCCTGAAGAAGTGCTTTTGGGTTTGGTTTCAAACACAAAGCACCCACAGTATCACACTATGTGGACTAATGACCTTCAGAAAGAAGCAACTAAGGCGATGATTCGTAAGAACGTCAAGGTTACTTCAGTGAACCAGCAGGTTCGTCAGACCAAAAGTACTGCGAAGTTAGGTGTGACAAAAACCGTTGATTTACAGAAGGCGACTGACTTCCTTGCACTGTACAAGACTGGTTACGAAACAAGTTTCACACCAGAATTGAATGTTGCGATTAACGCTTTGGCTGAAAAGAAGAGAATCAATGATTTCTTCTATAAGAGTATCGGTGTTATCATCGATGACAGTGCTTCAATGACTGGTCACAAAAACGAGTCAAAGAACACTCCAAGAGCAATTGCAGATTTCACTGCAAAAGTTCTCGGTAAGTCAGCAGAAGTTGCAACATATGTGAAGACAAGGGACGAAGTGACTGATTTAGCAACATCATTCGTTGAATTAGTTAAGTCAGAAAACACAGCACGTCCATATGATGCGATTTTCATCTTAACTGATGGTTATGAAAATGCTTATGACGGATTGACTAACGAAGTCATTTCAATCTACAAGCAGGAAACAGGAAGTCAAATCCCTATTTTCCAGATTTCACCAATCACCAGTGCTGAAATGGGTTCTAATGTACGTAAATTGGGTCAGGATGTTGTCACTATGGCAATCAACAACCCAACTGCATTGCAGCCTCAGATTACAGCGAGATTGCTGGAAATCGACACAAAAATGTGGCTTGAAAATCAAGTTGTTGCTCTTGAAGCAGCACCTGTTAAGAGAACAAAAAAAATAACTGTTAACGCATAAAAATTGGTATCATGAATACAAGAGAATTTACAGAATTGTTAAAAGGTTGCCGTCCTGTCAAGGATAGTGATGGTAACATCATCGTTCAGTCAATTTTGAACATGCAAATCGTATGTTTAACAACTGACAAAGAATATTCATTGGATACTCGTTTTGCGAATCCTTTGACAGCATTGAAGGCATCTAACCGTTCTTACGGTGAAGTTGGTTTCAGTAATGAAGCCGATAAGGAAGTTATCGTTCCAACACAGATGGCTGTAATGACTAAGCAAAGTGCTCAGAATCACGGTATGACAAAAAGTGGTTATATTGGTGCTAAAACCAGCACCACTTTCCACGATGCAGGTTGTGTACAGGGTTCACAGGGTGGTCACTTCCGTGGCACACAGGAATTCCGTATGCTTCCAGTAAGTATCCGTGAAATGGTTTTCGATGCGGGTAAAGACGGTGATGGGTATTCACGTATCTATCCAGCTATCCGTGAGTTAGGTCGTCAAACCAATTCAAATACTGGTGAATATCTGGATAAGTACTTCAATAAGTACGACAAGAAGCTCGAACAATTTATTGCTCACTTCGAACGTCCAAAAAATCTTATCGGTACAATTGTACTGGTAGATGGTGAAATTATCGCTATCGATAAATTCCCTTCATTCACATATGCTGAACAGGTTTGGGACATCATGATTCGTGACTGTTATGGTGCACTGGCTATTATGAGTGAATTGAAATCAAGGTCTACAGGACAGGAATTCACTGAAACTTATAAGGAGCTTAAGAAGAGTCATCAAGCCAATGTTATTGATTTGCTTGAAAAAGCATTGAAGAAAACAAAGGCTGACATGACTGCAAGTGTTCATGAAAAACTTCAGGAAGTTCTTGAATTGACTTTTAATGCTACACTTGATACCGAAGGTCACACTTCAGGTGCTCGTGCTCCGAAGTCATATCGTCTTGAATCAACCCCAAGTGGTTATGTCGGACAGGTGATTTCAGAAACCGAATACAACCATCTCGTTAGTGTTGTTAAGAGAGACAAGTTCGACCCTAACACACTTCGTGAAATCAACGAGTTAAGAAAAATGGCTCGTAGACAAGATAGATTCAGTCTTTAGACCGACTTAAACTCTGATTGAAAACCCCATAGGTGAAAACTTATGGGGTTTTTTTTATTCCTGCCGATTTTTAATCCTTTTCTTTTGTATTTATTATAAATGTAACCGAAGTGAGAGCTTCGGATTTGGTAACTTACTGGACGGTGTGTAAGTTACGAAAATAAGAACAAATAATAAATAAAAAGATATGGCATTTTTCGCAAGACCAAATTTAGACAATACCCAATTTAAACAACTAAAAGGCGGTGAACCTCTGACGTTATCGGGTCAAACTCAGATAGCAACTACGAGTGGATTGACACTGATTGGTGATGCTGGAACAGGACCTGCTGCTTATGGTGGTATGTATATTCCGATTATCGCAACTGGCGCATCAAATAATTTTGTTTTAACATATGATAGTTCACAAAAGGCAATTGTTTTAAAACAATCTACTTCAAGTGGTGGAACAACTGTTTATCCATATAGTGCAGCAACAACATGTACTGTCGGTGGTTTAGATGCGGGTAGTGATATATTTAATGATGAGGTTGTTGATATTATTCAATGTATGGTATCACCAACATTGTTCCCAACATTAAGCAACCCAAGCGTTTCATCGTTTACAATTAGTCCAACAACAACTTTATATGAAATTGGTGCGTGCCCATCAATTTGTGGTACGGTATGTTTCAACCCCGGGTCGATTAACCCCGTATATCCACCAACACTTGGTTCTGGTTGCAATAGTTGTGGTACTATCTGTTATGTTTATAATGCTTTTGGTGCTCCTTTAACATGCGTAATTCACGCTCCAAGCGTACCTAATTTTCCATTCGGTAATTTATGTGTGAATAATGTCTCAAATACGATTTCAACAAACATTTGTTATTGTGCTGGATATCAGCCTTATGATAGTAGTGGTGCTCCATATGGTAGTCCTTTGGCGATAGGTGCAACAACCACAGTTTCTAAAACAATTACAGGTGTTTATCCCTATTATTGGGGCACATTGACTTGTGCTGCTGCTGCTGGTGTGGGTAGACCAACAGCTTGTTGTATTAAGGACGGAATAACTGGTGGTACTCTCACTAATGGAACATGTAATAAAGTCGTTGCGCCAAGTACAGGAACACTTAACGTCACTTTTGGTAGTACCTCAAGTGAGTATTTGTGGTTTGCGACACCTGCTGCAAGTACGACCAAAACCTGTTGGTTTGAAACCAGTCTTAATAATGGACTTATTGGAGGGGGTGTTGGTACTGGTTCGGCATGTAATCTTTTCCCAGACCAAGATACGGTAACTGACGTAACAACAGTTTGTTGGAGTGGTCAATCATATAAGATATACATAAGTAATTACCAGAGTGCTTCTGCTACTAACATGGAATTAAGAAATAGTTAAAAAATAC